TGCCGCCTCCACACAGGCGATCAACGCCGACAATAGTTCAAGATCCGCGTCAGCGGCAATTCTCAGCACGCGGCCGTTCCTCAGAACGATTTCAACGTCCTTGGACCACGACCGAAGGCCGCTCCTCTTAGAGCCGTCGGCCGGGCTCTCCGGCGCGATAACCGAAACCGGGATAAACGATGCGCTCTTCGGACCTTCCAACTTGGGCGGCGAGAACTTCTTTCGCCAGGCATATATCTGTTGGGGGAGAATATCATGGCGGCGCGCCACCACCGAAACGCTGCCATCCGGGCCGAACGCTTCCTGCAATATCGACAGCTTTTGCTCCGCGGACCATCGGCGCTGTCGTTCAGCACCCGTTAGGATCTCAACCTTGGCCATTCATACCTTGTTACGTCACAAATGAATCATCTGTGACGTAACTTGCGCCACATAAGCGCCTCAACAAAACCAGCTCACCGGACGCTCACCCCCGACCTGACCGATAGGGCTTATCTATGTGCTTGGCGATGATGCCTTCGAGGCCGTGCGCGCAAGCGACACGGAAGAACTCGTCGCCATCCGCCTGGACCTCTTCGGATAGCCGAATGGCCCCTTCCCGGCCGGCGACGAGCGGCTCCAGCAGTCTCCGGCGCTCTCCCAGCGGCAGCCGGCGAAGGTCGCGACCGTCGAGATAGAGAAGGTCGAAGGCGTAGAAGACGATGGCGCCGGCTTCATACGGCGATGGCAAGCGGCCAAGCGCCCGCTGCAGCATCCCGAAATCTGACCGGCCATGGTCGTCGAGCACGACCGCCTCGCCGTCGAGGATGGCGGTTTTGACGGCGAGCCGCCGCGCGTCATCTGCGATTGTCGGGAACCGCTCGGTCCAGTCGTAGCCGCCACGCGTGAGCACCCTCACCCTTCCGGCCTCGATGTGCACGGCCAACCTGTAGCCGTCCCATTTCACCTCATAGGCCCACTCCGGCCCCTTCGGCGGCCTGTCGACGAGCGTCGCAAGGCAGGGATCAACGCGCGCCGGCATAGGATCGGTCGGAGCGATCTCGCGCGGCTTTTTTGAAGATGTTTTGGCCATCAGCCCATTAACGCACAGGCCTGCGAAAAGCCGAATTGACTCTTTCGACTTAGAGAACATATTAGGAACATTCGACGGCGATGCGGCGCGCCAATCCATTAATCAGGGGCGAAGAAACAGAAGGGCGCGCTATGATGCGAACACTTGAGGACGAAATCGAAAACGCGGTCGCAGTCGATCTCACCGTAATGCCACCGCACCAGAGGCGAGCTTATGCCGGCCTCGATCAGTATCGCCGTCCGGTCGAGGTGCGCGGCGTCCAGGAACTCGCCAGGGGAATTGCCGAATCCTTTGGGGCCTTCGCGATATTCGACGTCGAGACGGTGCTACGATCTCCAGCGATCGCGCCATTTGTAACGCAGACGCTCTACTCGATCCCACTTGAACTACGGCGGGCCGCCTGCGACCGTGATCGGCTAAAGGCAGAAGGCGCGCGCAAGGAAATGGCGCGGATAATCTCGGCCGCCCTGCTGGCGCGGTACCATTTCGAGCCCCTGAAGCACGTCAGCACCTCATGCCATCCGAATTGGGAACAGGCCTTCGAGCAGCAGTTTGGCGCCGGTCGAGGTCACCCCAACCTTGAAGCCCAAACGAGCCGCCATAGCTCTGAAGGACGAGGAGGCGATCCGGATGAGTGACGAACTGGGCGCCAAACCTCACTACGAGACCGGCCCATATGTCCATTACTGCGAGCACCCGGGCTGCACCAGATGGGGCAGCTTCGGCTTCGCCGTCGGCAGGGCGGAGCCGAACTGGTTCTGCTCTGAGCATCAGCCGGAATGGAAGTCGCGCCATGAGGCACAGTCGCGGCATTGACCTGGAACCCGATACCCGCGGGATCTATCCGGACGGTATCGGGCATCTGCGCCTGGCCGATCTCGGCGAGGAGCAGATCCTTGGCGCGCGCTGCGCCGCGTGTGATTTCCGCAATTGGGTGAACCGTTGGGAGATCGCCTCTAGGTTCGGCAGTCAGCACACTCTTGACGAGCTACGGTCGAAGCTCAGATGTTCACGCTGCGGAAACAAGAGCAACAATGGTTGGCGGCTCGGCAGGATCGACCGCGATTCGGAGTGGGTGGATGTGCAATCGGTACCGCATAGAAGTCGAATTTGACGAGCTATGGCATACGGCTCGGCCGCATAGCGACATGACCAACCGGGCCAACCCGACAACGGAAGTGTTTCCGGACAAGCCGGGACCGGTGATCCGCAACAACGCCGATGGCGAGCGCGAGCTTATCAACCTGACCTGGGGCATGCCGTCGCCGCCGACGGTCACCAACGGCAGGCCGGATTACGGCGTCACCAATATTCGCAATCTCGACTCTCCCCATTGGCGCGGCTGGACCGGGGTCAAAAACCGCTGCCTAGTACCGTGGACGGCCTTCTGCGAATACGAGGACACAAAGCCGAAGAAGACGGACCGATGGTTCGCCATAGACGACAAGCAGCCTCTCGCCTTCTTCGCCGGCATCTGGACGCCATGGAAAGGCGCCCGCGGCTCGATGAAGAACCCGCGCGTCGGCGAGCATGAATTGTTCGCCTTTCTCACCTGCGAGGCCAACTCGGTTGTCAAGCCGATCCACCCCAAAGCCATGCCCGTCATCCTGACCGAGCCGGAAGAAATCGAATTGTGGCTCACGGCCGATTGGAAGGACGCCAGGACGCTGCAGCGGCCGTTCCCTGCAGAGGGGATGACGTTGCTGCCGGTTGAGCAGCAGACCGAGACCGGTCAGCAGCCGACGCTCTTCTGAAACGGCCGCTACTTTTTGCCGAGATAATCCATCACCTTTTCACGGCTCGGGCCAGCTTCGCGGATCGCCTCGAGCGCCTTCTGCCGCGTCACCTTTGCCGTCCTCATCAGGTAGGCGACCTCGTGTTCCTGTTCGGAAACGAGCTCGCGGTCGCGGCCTTTTTTCTTCGGATTGTCTGCCATGCTTTCCTCCATGATCAATCATGAAGGATAGGACCCGGTCGGATGCCGACAAGGGCGGGAACCTCCCGCGAGCTTGGGTGTTGACCGGCCAGGAGGACGACAGGGCAGACAAGAGCAGGATGAGATGCGCTCACTCAATCTCGCTGGCATACTGATTCTCCTGATTGTCATTGCACTATTCGCCTCTGCATGGATCGCATTTGCGGCAACAGGTACCTCCCCACCTTCGTCATTCGGAGCAGAGCATGGCCGACGCACAGAAAATGAAAAAGCTGATCTGGGATTGCCAGAAGGACATTGCGGCGTATCTGCCGCCGGAGAGTGGCATATCGGAGCATGAGTTGGTGAAGATGCTCATCGCTCGCCTTGACGGCCGCCAGGCGAAGGAAGCGCTGAGAGACGATTGGAAGGGCTGGTGGCCGGATGAGGACGGCGGGAACGACGACGGCGGCAGCCCCGCTCCTCATGATCGAGAGATGGCATGAAATAAATAGAGCTGCAGGTGGGATTGATCAGATCCGCTGCAGCTCCGGTCGCGACGCTGTCATCATCTTAGCTTGGGCCTACTCGCCCCGTTCCATCCAAGGGAACCGCTTCGAACGTCGCTTGTGCATATTTTACTCTTAGCGGCATGATTACACAATGACTAGCGAGGGTCAGCGTTCAGCGGCGGGAACTATCTGAGCTGCTAGCCGTTAAAACCGGTCTCTGACGGAGCGGCAGCGCCCTCATTCCCTCCCCTCGCCCCCAAAGGGCGCTGCCACTTCCGGGCCGATATCAGCCCTTCTCCACCCTTGCCCCGAACCACCGCATGAACAGGACCTCGGAGCCGCGCGGCCCGAGATAGGCAAGCGCAGCAATCAGGCCTGTCGCCATTGGTTGCTCCAGTTGTAGCCACGACGCCAGGGCCTCGCCGATGAAGGCCATGCCGACGGCGATCGGCATTTCCCACAGCAGCTCCTTTCCGAAGAAGCGCCTACGCATCTTCCGCACTTCGTTTGTGTGCCACATCAGCCGGCCGACCAGCGCGCCAATCATTGTGGTCGCCGCGCCGCCGAACCAGGCGTTGAGCAGTTCGATCAGAGACGAATATTTCTGCGACATTCAGCGCCCTTCCCCGTGTCTAGCGCATTCCCCTTTCGTCCAGACCGCCGCGGCGCAGATGCCGACGACGGTCCGGTCGATCTTCCGCTGATCCGCCGGCGTCGCGCCGCGCGCGCCGATCAGATCAGTGCCGACGACCCGGCGCAGCCCCTCGACATTCGCCCGGCGCCGAAGTCCCACACGCGGCCCCCATCGAGGCAACGGTCATAATCGCTGCGGCCAGCGTCCGATTGAGAAGCCGCTTCATTGTTCTGCCTTTCGATCGCATCTTTCATGGAACGGGCACCGTCCTCGCGGATCTCGGCGATAACCCAGGTGATGGCGGCGAGCACGAGCACGCCGCCGAGGATCTTCGGCCAATCGACCATCATCACTTCAGCCCCAGGGCACCGCGCACCACCGGCATCGAGGTGATCGCGTAGACGGCGAAGGCGACGATGACGACAAGGATGGCGAGCTGTACCCGCCAGTCGAGCGCGACCAGGTTCAGCTCCTTCAGCCCGGTGACGATCGTGCCGCCGGCGGTCAGCAGCCAAGTCCAGAACCGGCCGGACTTGCGCACCGGCTTCGCTTTCGGCTTAGGCACGGGCAAGGGAACCGGCCGAGCCTCCGGCTCCTCCTCCGGTTCATGCGGCCGGCGGGCCGCCTCAAGGACCTCTTTCAGCACCGCCTCGACCTTTTCCGGCTTCACCAGCGCCTTGTTGAGCCCGTCGCCGGCATAATAGGACTGGCCGCGCTTTACCTCGCGCTCGCTGCCCTTCGTGGCGGCGAGCACCGGGAAAGAGGCCCATTCCTTCGCCAGGTTTTCTGCGAACTGGACAAGGCTGATCTTGCCAACGATGAACTCCGCGTATCCGCGGCGCACGAGCAGCTTGTAGGCGAGCCGGTCCTGCAGATCGGGCGTGAAGCGGTCTGTTCCGCTGATCGAGAGTATCTGCCTCGATAGATCCTGCAGCGTCTTCCGCATGAACTGATAGCCGCCGGCGGCGCTGGAGCCGAACCGCTTGGACCACTTCGCCTGTGCATCGACGATCTCACCATAGGTCATGGCGGTGAGCGGTTTCGGCAGCTTGCCCTGATTGTGGCCGTAGATCACGTCATAGGACGCGCGGTCGCTCCGCCCGACTTCCGTTTCACGGATGAAGTCGAGCAGGATCGCCGCGCCAGGAGGCACGGTTTTGTCCATCTTATTTTTCCTTTGGTTTGGATGACCCGAGACGGATCAGAGGAGAGAGGAGTGCAGTTCCGGAATGACCGGTCGCCGGTCAGGCCGGTTGATTAGCTAGTTCGAGCGCAGCGACACGGGCTGTCAGGGCATCGATCGACTTGTGCTGTTCAAGGATCATCACCGCGGCCGACTGAAGGGCGGCAACGAGATCCGGTACGAGTTTGCTGGGATCCACACCCTGATAATCAGGGCGCGAGCCCGTCTTCGTCCAAGTGGACCCTTCGGGCGCCTCCTCTCGTGTAATGTTCTCAATCCGGCGCTCTGGAATGACCTCTGCGGGGACGATCTGATCGGGCTCCCGTATCTCGCGAGTCTCGCCCGTCACTGGATCAACCACGGTCACCGCCTGCCCGCTGATCGTTTGCTCCGGAACGACGATCTCCGGGACCACGGCCGTGCCGATTTCGACTTCACCATCTTTCAGACCAGTGACGGCATGCGGGGCTACATCTTGCAACTCGTGGGCGATGAATCCGTGCGCAAGACCGGACGCAGGGTCGTTCAGCCATTTGTACGAAACCGGGCGATAGCACATGACTCTCAACAGCGTGTCGTCCAGTAGGTCGAACTGCTCTTGCGTCAGGGAGAACTCAACCAGCGGAAAGACGCTTGTTTTCAGACGGTAGTCGGACGATGTGGCATAATTGGTTGCCGTAGCTGTCACGGAAATGCTTCCTACGGAAGCCGTGTCCATGAAGAACTCTTGCAGGGCGCCGGCCGTCCCCATACGCGACTGCTGGAAAGGGTTATATCCGTTGACCCGCCGCCTCATCCTCCCAGTGGAGCTGATGACCTCAAGCCCAAATTCTGAACCGACGACCGTCGGGTCAATGGGTGCGGTCAGCCCGAAATAAACGCTGCCATTGGTGCCGACACGTAGATATTCGGTGAAGACTTCGTTTACCGCCTTGCCGATCCGCAAATCGGCATTGTTCCCGGCCAGTATTGGCCTGCTGTTTCCGTCGTTGCCGATTATAAGAGCAGGTGTCCACGCGTTCTGTCGCGTGACGCTGAACACCGCGTTCATGGTATCGCCCGCGGTGACCCGATTGTCCCTGATCGTTACCAGCCGCTCTACTTCGGAGATGCTTGTCCCGTTAATCACGCCACCGGTGGTCTTAAGGTAAGTTGTCCAATCCAGCCAAGTCACACCATCAATGGAGAACCTGGTCCATATCAGTTCGTTCTGAAAATATTGCTGGATGAATAAGTTGTTGAACCTTCTGGCATAAACGACCAGAACGCCCGTGTACCCTGCGGCGGCCTGGCCGATGTAGCCATTGGTCCACGTCCCGGCGATCGTGTAGACGCCGGGGAACAAAATCGTGTTGAAGTCGCCGTCGTTCAGCCCGACTTCCGCGGCTGACGGCACTGGGGCTATACCGCCAAACACCGGTCCAAGTTTGTCGAGGACCGTAGCCATATCCGAGGAGGCAAGCAGATCTCGCCCCTTGGCTCGGATATCCGCGAGCACCGCCGTCGAAGCACCATTGAAGTAAGCAAACTTGTCCGCAGCCGGCGTGAGACCCGCCAACGCCGCCAGCGCCGCATTGTCGAGCCGCTGGATATAGGTCGAGAGCGCCTGCGCATTGACGGTTTGCTGCTGTAGATAGGCCGTGTCGCGGACGATCCAGTAGCCCTGCCCGGCCGCCGTGGTGCCACGCCAGGGCTTGGCCAGCGTCAGCTGCGTGTTGCTGTCGACGGAGAGGATCGGGACCGGGTTGCCGTTGCTGCTGTCGAGGCCGAAGAGCCCGCCGGCAACCAACGCCGTGGCCCAGGCGGTCCCGGAGCCCGTCACCACGGCGCTGCCGGCGGTCACGGAAACCGTGCCCGTTACATAGGGTATAGTCATGTCAGATTTTCCTAAGCTGGGATGCCGAAGATGTAGTAGCGGATGCCCAACGGCGGATCGGCACCGTCGGTTTGCCACTCGAAATTATCGTCTTCGTAGTAGTCGCCGACATTGCCGCGAAAGGTGCGGAACCTCGCGTTGTTGGCTGTCAGTTCGCAGTAAGTGCTGTTGCCGGTGTGAGATTGCCCCTGATACCCGTATTTTAGGATGTCCAGGAAAGGCATGCGCACCCGGTTCTGCCAGGATGCGTTGATGCTGAAGAGACTCCCGCCGCCGTGATAGGTCATGTATTTGACCATCGGGAACATGCCTGCTCCGTCGAAGGGGATATCGACAACGTTGCCGTTACCTGACGTGACGTTGAAATAGCCCTCCGCCAGGATCTGCACCTGCGGCCACCGGGTATCTATGATGATGTCCGCCCACGATGGCGGGTTGGCGGCCCCGGGTCTGAGGAATTGTACAACGTCTTGCGACCCGTCGTTGAATTGACGAAGGACGTTATAGGTCCCGGATGTGGGCGCGCTTTTGTCCTCGAGATACAGCATGAAGCGGGCGCGCATGGCCTGCGTCGCATCGAAATAGATGCGCGTGCCGTCGAACCAGTATTCGGCGCCGAATTTCAGATCTACGGGGTTGTTCGGATACATGATCGTTGAACCCGTGTAGAAATGCACGTCGAGCGCAACATTATCGGTGACCGGAAATCCGCACTCATAGAAGGATTGACCGGACGGAAGCGCGATGTCGGCCGCCCTGATGACCTTGACCGGCAAGCGCGTGCTGTCGAACGCGAGCTGCGCGTAAGTCGCGGTATCGACATTATACCCCGGCTTCGCAATCTTCATCGCATTGTTGGCGATCCGGATGGTTTTCGTCCCATTCGGCCCGAGGTTAGGCGCGTCGGCGATCGGCGTGTTATCTCCGGGAAGGTCCCAAACGACGAGACGGCGGTACCGGGTCGAGAACGGGTTGAAAGCGTCGATATCGTCCTGCTGGTCGATGAACACAGCGGTGCAGAAGTCGGAACTCCAGCTGGTCCCGTTCGGGTATTCGCTTGCGTTAATCAGCCAGCTTCCCTGGTCGCGGTTGCCGGTGAAATAGGAGCCGCCGCGTCCGGATCGATATTTCCCCTTGTCCTCCCAATCCACCATGTTCTGGTTATAGCGGATGCTGCCGTTGCCCTTGCGCTGTTTCCAGTCAAACAGTGGCACGTTGTACCGGAGCTTCGGGAAGAACGACTTATCGTAGATCCAGATGCTCTCACCGGAACCACCAAATTCCAGCGTTTCAAAATTGCTACGCGGTGCACCTGCGGGAGTTGTTCGAACGCCCTGTCCTCCGAACGTGTTGCAAACCGTGATGTCCGCAACTTCCATGTTGAGATACTTGGAATTGTAGAGAAACTTCGACCGCTGGCTGTCTGGCGTGGTGCGCGGATCGTCAGCGTTGCTCTTCGTGATTTTGAGGCAGCCTGCGCCGGTCGAATCGCGGCCAATCATTGTGCGGACCATCAGCTAAAAATCTCGATCGTGCCGTTGTTGAGGTCGATTTTCATTTTGCCGTTCAGTGACTGGAGGAGACCGGCAGTGACCGTGCCGATGTTGGCAATTGCCAGCTTCAGCGCGCCATTCTCGAAGACCATCGGGTAATGACGGTTGTTGCCTGACGTGACGAGGAACTGATCCGCCTGCACGGCCATCCGCGACTTCTGCACACCACCCTCGGTGTAAAGCTCGACATAGAAGCCCGACACCTTGAAGCTCTGGCTCGTGCCCGCCCGTAAGAGCACCGAGAAGCGGGCATCAACGCCGGTCGGCGCCGCGACCGCTTCGAACTTCACCAGCCCTTGCGCGAACCGCCCGTTGAAATCGGCACTCACCCCATTGATGCTGGTCGCAAGCGAACTGTCGCCATTGGCACGTGCCGTCTCTTCCTGAATTAGCCGGGCTAGATTGCCATCAACTTCCGCATCGAGGCTCGTGATGCTGCTGGAGAGCGCACTATCAGCGTTTGCTCGGGCGGTAGCTTCCGCCTGAATGGCCGCCGAATTGCTCCCCGTTTCCGCTGTGAGCTGGGTAATCTGGCTGCTCAGCGCGGAGTCTGCCGTCGCTCGCGTCGTCTCTTCGGTGATAAGCCGCGCATTGGTAGTTCCGAGACTCGACTGCAGATACCGCAGGAACTGGGCCGTCGCCTCATTCTCGGAGACGCGCACCCGCCGCTCCTCGGTGATCTGCGCCATCGCGTCACCGATGGAGGCAACGATCTGCTGTCGTTCGATCTGCCCGACAGCACCTTCGAGCGAGAAGGCATCCAGCAGCTCGACCAGCCGCGGACGGAAGAACTCGTCCATCTCCTGCTGCAGTTCCTTGAAGCGGTTGAGCGCATCGTCCTGCAGCTGCTGCAGGCCGGTGAGCAGCGTCTGCAAGCCGGTCGCCTGCGCCGTCGTCATCCACGGCGTGAAGGTGCGCAGCCGGTCCGGCACAGTCGTGATCGTCGCCCGGGCATTGTAGACCTTGCCGGAGACGACGTTCTTGGTGGTGCGGAAGAGGCCGTCCTCGGGCGAGGTGCACTGGTCCTCGAAAAGCTCGGTCGTGCCCTCGATCTGGTAGACGAAGCGCACGGCCGTGATCGTCGGATCGTCCGGCGGGGTCCAGGTGAAAACGAGTGCCGGCGTGTCATAGCCCTGCGCGCCGTTGATCATGCCGACGGCAACATTGAAGTTCTGCACCGTCGATAGCAGCGACGGGTTCACCGGCGGCGTCGGCGGGATAACGATCGGCCCGGGCTGGATGCCCGCGTCGTCATAGATCGTGGCACTCGTTTCCGCGAGCACCAGCGTGATGCGCAGCCGCTCGTCAGCCCGCCACTCGCTGATCAGCCAGCTCTTGCCGCGCCAGGTGATCCACTCGCCCTCCTGCACCGCGAGGCCAAAGCGACGGCTGACAGGCACGGTCGCCTTGCCGCCCATCCGGTTCTGCCGATAGCGGATGTTGAGCAGGTACTGCGCAATGTCCGGATCGGTCACCTGCAGGAAATCGACGCTCGTCTGCCGGTTACGGCCGTCGGCGGCGATATCTGCATTCACATAGACCGGCTTTAGGCTCTCCGGGTTCCACATCGATTCGATCGAGGTGAACTGGCCGGAAAGGTGATTGAAGCGTTCGAATGCCGACGGCCGGAACTGCACGTCCTTCGCCCGGTCGATGGGAATATCGGCCGCGGTCAGGTCCTTGATCGGGATCTGCGGCGCACCGGGAATGACGCCGGAAAGACCGCGGCGATTGAGACCATACCCGGCCATCGCATCGTCGAACTGCTTCAGCACCTCGGTGTGATCATCGTCGCCGCTGACGAAGAGCGAGCACTCATAGGTTTTCTTGCCGTTCGCCCGCAGCGTGTCGCAGACGTTCATCGCGACGAAATAGGTGGCGAGGTCGATCTGCCCCAGGCTCTTACCCTCGCCGATCAGCGTGCGGCCGGAGACGAGCGCGCGCAGCCCCAGCTGATAGTTGAGGCGATGAACGGCCGGATTTTTCGTGTGCACCCAGGTCGACGGCGTGTTGAGCCGCTGCGTCCCGGAGCCGCCGGCCACGGTCGAGTCTTTGCGCGGATCATATTCGCGCATGCCGCGCAACACGAAATCGATGTCCGGCTTGCCTTTACCGGCGTCGCGGAAGAACTCGAGGTGATAGTAGCGCTCGACCACGACATAGCACATGCCGGAAAGCTTGCTGGTCGCCTTCCATTTGTTGCCGAGATTGGCCGTGACGTCGACGAGGCGCTGGTCGACGCCCTGCCCCGGCCGGCCATCATAGAAGCGGATCGAGATCGCGCTGTTGCCGTCGCCGTCAATGAAGCCCTGGACGCCATAGCGCGCGACCTCGTTGCCGATCGTCGCCTGCGCCACGAGATTGTATTTCTCGCCGTACATGTAGACGTAGGGCTCGAGCCCGTCGCACCAGCCGTTGGCGAGGATGAAGACCTCGGCATTGCGCTTGTTGCCCTTGTCCCACTTGGCATAGAAGGCGCGCTGCCCTTTCGTCTTGCCGACGCCGTAGAGCGTGCCGACCGGCACGTCGCCACCGAACTGGATCTCGCCCTGGACGGCCGTGTGCTTCTGCTTGCCCTGCTTCTGCTGGGTGAGCTTGCCGACGGCGAGCTTGGCGCCGAACGCAAGCGCGCCGCCGATCAGGCTGGTGGCAAGCGCAGAGCCGCCGAACAGCGCGCCGGCGATCGCCGTCGCGATACCTGTAAAGATTGCCATGATGGATTATCCGAGATGGAAGGCAGCAATGACGCCGGCGAGTCCGTGATCGCTCCGGCCGCGCTCGGTCTTGGTTACGAAGCGAGCACCGAGACAAATGCCGACATGCTCTGCGCCATCGCCGAGGCGCAGGATGACGAGATCGCCAAGGCGCGCTTCCGCCCCGCCCTTCGGCTCCTGCTGCAGCTCGGCCGCGAAGAAGCTCACCAGCGACTTATGCCCGTGCCGGCGCAACGCCCGCTGCGCACCGGCAAGCGTCCGATAGGCGCCGCGGTACTTGTCAACGATCGCCGAGCCCGTCAGAGCGTCGACGAAGGCGCAGCCGAGCATGAAGCAATCGGCCGAGCCATAGGCATAGGGTTTCGCGAGCTCACGCTCGAGCGTGGCTTCAACGATGCGGAAGCGGTTCATGATTTATCCTTGAAGGATCAAAAATCAGCGCGACACCTGCCGAGCAGTAACTCGTGTTGTCGACAGCACAGAGAGTTTATGCATCTCTCCTGGCAGGGAGTCTCAGGCTCAGGGGGTGCAGTATTTGCGCGCTATTTGGTCCGGGATAACCATTCAGTTCCGGTCAGGCACTGTGATCCGACCGAAAAACCGGCGCGAGGTTGCCGAGAAACTTCCTTCCCGCGGCGTCGTATTGAATAATCCCGGCTTTCATTTCGAGAGGGTTCTGGTCCCAAAGGTAATCGATCACCGCTTGCAAATCGGCCCTCGTTGCCGAAACGGTCGCCAGTTCAGCGCCGGGCCTGGTCAAGGTGTAAGCTCCAAATGATTTTTTCCCTTCCCCCTCGAATTTTGTTGCCAGTCCAAGCTGACCCAGCTGGAAAAAGCAGTTCCCCTCAGGAGAAAGGTCTTTCTGCAAGGTCATCATTCCTCCGCCAGTTATGACGATTCCAGCTGCTTCGAGTTCTAATATGGCCTCGTAATTTACTTTGGCATTCACAAGCTCCCTGGGAAGGAATCTACCATCCACGACGTACGGAAGAATTTCTTCGAATACTCTAGCGATGTGGCTATCCAAAATAGTTATAAGTCGAAGCGTTGACAGACTGAACGCTCCGGGATGCCGGATCTCGCCTGCTAATATTCGAGAGTAAAGATCCTTCAGCCGATCACTGTTAGCATTCGCGGCATCGCGCTCGAATACGTCCATCCATTCATCTGAGGGACCTTCGGTTACGTCGTGGGGCGGTGGTTCTATCGCGAGTTGCTCGACTGCACGCTTAGCAATCTCTTCCCGATTTTCCTGCCTCCTATATATCTCAGCGATATACCGCTCCAAAGCGCGATCGAGAAGCGCCGGGTCGGCAACGGCCACATCAGCAGACGCTTTGGCAACCGCATTCATTATATTCTTCCTTGCCTCGGTTTGATCCTTGATGCGTTGCGCCTTCTGCTCAAGCCATGCGGCGGGAATATCCGTCGCGCCCGCTATAAGGCGACTGATCGCCTTACCCGCTGGTCCGGCGATGACTTGTGGTAGTCCCCCTTCGGCGATTGACTTAACCACGTCGGTCCACGTCGCCGGCACCTTCGACCCATTCTCTTCTATCATAGCAGCCCCCTTAGCTTCGGGGATCAAACCATGATTCGCGAAAAACGCGAGTCAATCATTGGATCGGTTGCAGAGGAAAGCGTTCATCTCGACACCTGGCCCCATTCCTCGGGGATGGTCGCGTTGGTCGCTACGAGCTCCAGGCCAGTATCGGCCGGGTCGTTGTCGAATTGCTGCTCGGCCTGCGAGCGCTTAACGCCGGTCGCACCTCGCGCGGATCGGCCGGGCGGTTGCAGGTCGATCATCGTTGTCAGCGTCCGCTCGGAACCGGAGACCGCACCCTCGTTGTATCGCACCTGGTCGATTTCGTAGATCGTCGAGACGAGGATGCCGACGACGGTGCTCGTGTTCGGAGCGCCGGCAAGCGACGTGATGATGACAGGGGCGTTCTGATAGTTGAACTGCTCAATCCGCGCGACCGCATCCTCCGGATTGGTCACCGGAATGTTGGAGAAGACGACCGTACGCGTGGTGACCGCGACGCCGACGGCGCTCACCATATCCCCAGACTGCAGATAGCGGTTCGGCAGGTACACCAAGCCATTATAGGTGAACTTGCGGCCACCCCGGTGGTAGCCGACCGTCTTGCCCGGCAAGTCGAAGCGGATCAGGTCCAGCAGCGCGAATTCACCGGTTTCGATTAGATCCTCGACCTCTGGAGAAAGTACGCTCATGGCAGGAACAGCTCCGTTGCGGAAAACTGGACGTTATAGTTCGGCCAGGCCTTCGGCATGCTGAAGCTCCCGGCATCCATCTCCATGATGCAGGAAGGCTTCTCGAAGTGGACGGTGCACGGCAGGGTGAACACCTGCAGATCGAGGCCGAAGCGGATCTTCAGTGTCACCACACCGGTCGCGCTTGCAGTCGCGGCCAGAGTGATCCGGTGCAGCGACCTGACGAAGGTCGATTTCCGCACCTCGACATAATCCCCGGGACCGAGCTTGAAGCCAACCGGCAAACCCGAGACGACGATCGTGTTGCCGTCGGTTATCGACTGCAGCACTGCATCCCCGTTGAAAGCGCCGCCGCCAGCCTTCACGCCGGAAAGGGGGTTGCTGCCCTGATAGGCGATAGGCCGCGGCCTATGCGCATCGTACCCGGCGATATAGCCGCCATCGTTCGCGTCCATATTGAACGCATCGAACTGCGCCGCCTCCGCCGTCGTTAGCCTCGACGCCGAATAGGACGCCGCCCAATAGGGCGTACCGACATAGGCCGTCTCGGTGCGACGGCCTTCCATCCGGTTGGTATCGCGGATGCGCACCGGATCGAAAGTGACCTGGCCATAGACCACGCTCGGAAGCGAAATGAGAAAGGCCATCAGAAATCATCCCCGCCGTTCTGGCGATAGTTGGCACGCGCCTCCTCGTTGCTGCGGACGATGCGCACGGTCTGGTTTCCCGCCTGCTCGATGATGCTGGCGATCAGCGCATCATCGAGCCTGAGCTCAACGACGGTGAGTCCTGCGTCACCACCCTCGGCCGATCCTCCCCGCACTTTGCTCGGCGCGATGATCCGGCCGTGGCTGGTCGGGGCGAAGAACTCGTCTTCATACTCGTTGACGCGGTAGATGCGACCCGGCGAGACGTCGCCACCGCCGGCACGCGCGCCGCCATAGCCGAGGAAATCGCCAAGGGTCGTGGTCGGGACGAAGTTTGAGCTAAAACCGCCACCGCCGCCGCCGAAAATGGAGCTGAAGAGCGAACCGAAAAGCCCTTGCCCGTTCGTCTGAACGTTGATGATCTCCATCAGCAGCGCCGCGATCGCCTCCTTGGCGTCGAAGCTGCCGTCGACGATGCGCATCAGCTGATCGTCGAGGACCTGCCCCATCCGCTCCGCCGCTTCCTCGCTGCGCTCATACTGCTCGGCAAGCGCTTCCTCGGCCGCGAGTTGGCGGTATTTCTCGTCAATAAGCACCGAGATTTCCCGGCCTTCCTTCGAGGTCGCCTCGACACCCGCCTCGCGGAGCGCAATCGTCCGCTCGCGCTCGATGTCGGTGAGGCCGATGATCGCCAGCTCCTCGCGTAGCGACGCGATCACGTCGTCGATCGCCTTCTTTTCCTTCTCGGCTTCAGAGGTCTGGCGAGAACGGCCGCCGCCGGCCTTGTTGCTCTTCTCTGTCAAATCGATGACCGGTGGCGTCCATTTTGGTCCCTCCGCAGCAGGCTTCGGGGAGTTTCGCTCGCTCAGGATCTCGATGATCCTGTTCTCCTCCTCGTTCAATTTGTCCATGTGCGCCTGCAGTTCTGCGATCGATTGGTCGATCATTCCGCCTGCGCCGGTTTCACCTAGAGCAATCCGCTCCTGTGTCGCCTCCTGGATTTGGCGATAGGTGTCGTTTTTTTCCCCCATGATCGCTTCCTGCCGATCCTCAAGGGTCCTTGTCTGCTGTCGCTCGAATTCATTGAAGCTGTCGATGAACTGCCCCAGGCTGGCGACGGCAGACACGATGGCCGCCTTGAGATTCGTACCAACCGTGGTCGCAATCGCATTGAATTGCCGGTCGATCTCCTCCGCTTGCTCGATCATTTTCTCATCAAGCACTATACCGAGATCATTGGCCGCCTTGATCGTGTCGCGGATTCCGGCCTCGCCGGCCTCGATCAGCTGCACGAACTGTTCGCCGCCGGTACCGCCGAATATCTCGTCCATGATTCGGATCTGCGCCGCCCTGTCGAGTTCGCCCAGGCGACCGATGATCTCGGTGAAGAGCTCTGCAGGGTCTTGGAGCTTTCGCTTCAGGTCCTCAGCGGAATAGCCAAGGCGCTGGAAAGCCTCGGCCGCCGAACCTCCGCCGGTAACGATGAATTCGTCGGCGCGGAGGTTTAGCTCCTTGATGCCATCCGTCAGAGCGTCGACACCCACGCGGTTTTGCTCAGCCACATACTTCAACTCCTGGAAGCTCTTGACGTCGAGGCCAGCCCGGCGTGCCTCGTCGCCGACGGATGCAATGGCGCTGGCAGCATCGCGGATTGCTGCCACGGCAGAAGCCGAGACGATGCCTGTGATAACCCCTGCGACACCACCAGCAACGCTCTTTACACGCCCAAAAGAAGCCGCGACGTCGGTCGCCGTCGTTTTGGAGAGCGCCCGCACCCGCGCAAGCGCGGACTGGAAACCCCTCGGGTCTCCGGAAATGGTAACGGGGATATCGGGACGGCTCATTCGGTGCCTCGTTGCGAAAAAAAGAAAAATCGCTACGCTCCGCCGCAGACAGGGAGGGGCGCATGCTCAGGTTGTTTTTAATACTGTCGGCGTTTGCCGCGGCTGAAGCGAAGGCCGCTGGCTGCAACGACACGATGCTCAGCATCACCGATTGGTCCGTTCGGCGAGCTGACACGTCAAACGTCGAAATCAACCTTCGAGTGCACTCCCACGCGACGAAGCAGATTCGAATGGTGCGCGGTCTGGCATATTTTTACGACGCATTGGACCAGCCGATCGGGGCTATTCCAATAGGACCTGACGCGATTATTCCCGCAGGGAGCGAGTATATTGAACATCGAGTTTGGTCCGACCATAACTTCGGACGACTCCTCAAATTGCGAAAGCAGGACGTAAAGACCGCCACGTGCGTAAAGGCTGTCTTGTATGAGGACGGCTCGAAAGCAACCTTCTAGCGCATGAACGCACTGCGGGCGGGCATACGGTGAATTCCGCACGCCCTACACAACATTGGGGAGAGGCATGGCCGTCGGCATCTTTATATTGGGAACCCTGCAAGTCGTTGGAGGCGTTCTGGTCGCGTTCTCGGCAGAATCGGCCATGCACGAGATACTCGGAGCCGTCTCGTTCGGGCTTGGCGTCATCAGCGCGGCGCTTGCCATAATCATTGCCAAGATCGACGATTACGTGAAATCGCGCTGATCACCCGCCAATCACCTTCGCATTTGGATTGCTCTTGAGCGAAGGACGAACACCATGCTCTGCAGCAATGCGCCGAACCTCCTCGCGGGAAATGAACGGACCGCCTCGGACGTTTCCGGAAAGCCCCTCCACGGTCATCTCGAATTCCGCCGCCGTCGCCTTCCAGAAGGTCTCTGGCGACCAGCCGAGCATCTTCGGGTTCGTGGCTATACGGTACAGCGACTTGAGATGATCCTTGATCAGGAGGGGCTTACGGGCTTTCCCAGGACGGCGTCCCCCGCGATCTGTGTTGCCGTCCGCTCATCTCGCCGTACGGTCCCGGCAGCAATGTGTGCGGAAAGCGCCTTCTCGACCGCCTCGCGCCAGGCAAGCTGGTCGGCGGCCGAGATATTGCCGTCGTCGAGGATCCTCGCCGAAAGCGCCGATATCTGATCCTCGTCATCCGCGACGATCAGGCAGCGGACGGCGCAGGCGACCGCCTTCGGCTCGAAACCGAGGAGGCGGCCGTAGAGCTCGTCGAGCGTGCGGGCGCCGATCGCGTCGGAAAGGCGAGCGAGCCCGGAGAAGGTGACGGCGATGCGGAAGTCGATCGAACCGATGCGAACCTCCGCCTCGCCGCGCAATGGGTTGGCAGGCAGCATTAAACTTCTCCGGCTTAGACGGCGGCCACGAAGGTGAGCGCGCCGGTCATAGCGCAGCGGATGTCGGCCTGCAGTTCGTTGGTCTTGTCGCCGGAGAACGTCATCGAGACGAGCATGTCACCTTCGAACGTGCCGACGCCGGGCACCGTGACCTGATACTCGGTGATGACCTGGTTGACGGCATCGGCGGTTACCGCCTTCATCGTAACGGTATCTACGAAGGCGCCCTGCCCGCTGAACCGGATGGACTGGATGCCGTACATCAGCGCCAGCGTGAGCTTGCTGCCCGGATCGGTGCAGCTCGGCTTGGTGATGTCGATCTCCTCGTTGTTGATCTCGAGGGATCGCTGTTCGGTAATGCAGGCTAAAACGAAGGCGCCTGCACCGTCGGAGCGGGCAAGCGTAAGCTGACGGCCGAGAGCCATGGCAAAATCCTCTTTCTGCTGGTGGGAGTGGTGGCGCTACAGCGCAACCTGTTCCGGATTGGCGGCAAGCGTCTTGTAGGCGATCTGGAAATTGAGCGAACCGGCAAGGAGCGAGATGCCGGTTTGCGGGTTGACGAAATACTGCTCGGTCTGCAGCAGCGCTTCGACGGCGAGGCCGCCGAAGGTGATGTCCGAGGCCATCGCAGCCTCGATCAGCACGCAAAGCCGGTCGAATTCCTCTTCCGGCTCGTCGTCGCGGAGGTGCACGACGATCGACAGCGGCAGGGACCGGTCATAGCCGTCCTCGCCGGCCGGTCCCGATGAGGGGCGTGCGGTCAAGGTCTCGGACCTGTCGGCCCAGGTGACCGTCAGTGCCGGCAGCTTCTCCTGCGGAATGGCGCCTTTGCGGCCGCGCTTCACCCTGTCCGCGCCGGAGAACTCCGGAATTGCGGAAAGGCGCGCGACCACCGCGGCGAATATCTGACTGCGGAGATGCGGCATCTCAGGCGGCCGAGCGGCCGAGGTCGCGAAGCGCCTCGTTCACGACACCAGCGGAATAGCCGGCCTCGATGATCTGCGCGCGCGACTTGCCACCATCCAGCAGACGACCGATGTCGGAGCGGATCGCCGAGCGCAAGCGGGACGGCAGCTGCGGCCACGGCCGCTGCGTCATGGCGCCAGCGGTCTGGCGCGCCTCCTTCTTCTTTGCGCCCTCTTCGGTCGAAAACAGCGCCTCACAGAGATCCGCCATCGGGTCGACCGCCGCGGCAGGAGCCGTATCCTGTTCCTGTGTCTTCATGTCAGATGTCTCCGGCAAGCGAGATGCGGAGCATGGCCCGCGCATCGTCGTCGATGTTGATGACCTGATAGGTGACGCCGCCGATCGCCACGCTGTCGCGCTGACTGGCGAGGCCCGGCACGGCGGACGCGGCCACCGCAAGCAGATGGGTGGTCCCCTCGACTGCCTGCTCCTGCTCCTCCGCCAGATCGGCTTCCCGCCACACTCTCAGGATGGCCCGCACGGTGGGCCTCGCGACGCCGTCGATCGTGAACACGGCGTCGGCGTTACCGAAGGCCTTGGCGAACTTCGGCCCGATCCGTTCGAACATGGCGGGACGCGGCGTCATTTCGGGGCCGTCAGCTTTTCGATCTCGGCCTGAAGCTTGGTGACTTCGCCGGCCAGCGTCGCGTTGTCGGCCTCGAGCTGCTCATTCTGCTTCAGCAGCGTGTTGCGATCACCGACTACGCTGTCACGCTCCGCCGTCAGCCGGTCATTGTCGGCCGAAAGCTTGTCGTTGTCGGCCGAGAGCTTCTCGATCGCATCGCGAAGCTTTTCGAGATCGACGGAAGGCACGGGCGCCGCGGCCTTGCCGTCGGAGTCGGCGGCAAAGGCGCCGAAATTCTTGCGGAAGCTTTCCGCTTCCTCGACTGTGATCCCGCCGGTACCGACCGGAACCGGATCACCGGGCGCATAGCATTTCTTGCCGACCTTGACGGTCACATTGAACTGCTCGGTTTTCTTGCTCATCGGAGCGTCCTTTCATGTCCCGACATCCGCCGGCGAGAAGCCGGCGTATGTCGGGCGAACACGGGGTTGGAAGGGATTAGCGAACCAGTGCGAACAGGCTGGCGTCCGGCTCCGGAGCGATCGGAAGCGGTGCTGCCTGCGTCTGGACGATCGTTCGCGACGGGTTCCTTTCCGGCCACATGTCCGGGAAGCGCTCGATCGACACGAGAGCGTTGTTGTCGAGGATGGCGCCGTAGGCGAAATGACCCATGAAGCCGAAGGGATCAAAGATCCCGACGCCGTAGGAGGGCCAGAAATTGTTCCTGACGCCGCCGACCGTGTAAGGCTGCGAATACTGGATGAACGTCAGCTCGCCGATGGTGCCGAGAACCGCGTAATACTTGTTCTCCGCTCCCGTGCTGACGGGCCCGAGCTGCATGATGCCGCCGTCCTGGCGGCGGTTGTCGAGCGCCTCGAGGAAGCGCGGCGACTTCTTCAGGAGACCCGCAGCGCCCGGGCCGAGCAGCACCTCGCGAGCGGTGAACCCGCTGGTATCGGAGAGCAACTGCACCCACTCCTCGATATCGTCCATCGGATCCACGCCAGCTTCGCCCCAGCGCGCTGCGCCGGCGAGCGCGATCGTCAGCGCGGCATTACGGCCGAAGTTGACGGTCTGCGTCGGATAGTCCTCGCCCTCGACGATCACCTGACCGGTGCGGATGACCTGCGAGCACATGAATTCTTCGCGGCGCGTGATCCGCTGGTCCTGGTCGTCGATGATCGTCGCCAGGTTATAGGCGTAGCGCTGCGTCGGCGAGTTGCGGCCGCCGATCGGCTCGCCCGGCATGCGGATCATGTTGCCGCCCGGGCGCAACGTATTCTGCGGCTTGACATAGGCGGGCGTGAAGCTGGTCGCCTTGAAGCCGCGGTTGGCCGAGTCCTTGCCCGGCACGTCCGGGTGGACGAAGGGCGCAAGCTCGCGATCCGGAAGGATCTTGTCGAAGACGATCTGTTCCATGTCGGAAAGGACTGTCGTCGAGAAATAGCGATCGCGCAGGAATGCTTCCGGGCGATCGCGGGGCGGCAGAACCGCGACGAGTTCTGCGGTGGAGAGGAGCAATTCTTCCATGTTCGGGTGCCTTTCGGTCTCTGCCTTACTTCAGGACGCGCACGTAGAGGGGAGCGCCTGCCTTGCGGAAAGCGGCCTCGACGGTTGCGGCCGTATGTCCGGCGCCAAGGGTGAGTTTCGTCGAATCGAAGGCGCCGCTTGCGTAGGCGGCAGCAACGACGTCGCCGGCGGATGCGTCCACGTCGAAGGCGAGGACAAGCGACGGATCTTCGGAACCGTCGGCCGCTGCAGCGGTGGAGAGAATGTACTTGTCCGAAGCGGTGATGTTGCCGAGGACAGCACCGCGCTTGAGGTTCTGCCCGCTGGCGATCGTGATGTTGCGGGTGATGACCGGCACGTCGGAAACTAGCAGGTCGTTCGGGGCGAAGGTGGCTTCTCCCATGATCAGGAATCCTTCCGGTTACGGCCGTGGCGGGCCAGGATGGTGGAGCGGACGGTGGAGATCACCGCCTGTTTCTCGGTGGCCTTGCCGCCGCCCGGCGTGCCGGCGCCGAGCGTCGGGCTTTTTCCGGCCATGCGACCGGCAAGGCGCGAACCGCCGGCGGAAGCGGAGGAGAGAAGCGCACCCGCTTCCTTGGCCGAGTAGAACCTCGAACCGAAGGCAAGCTCGGCGGCGAGGCCGGGATTGCTCTCGGCCTTCGGATGCATGAGGATGGAGCGGATGCGACCCTGCTCGGCGCGGCGGATTGCGCTGGCCGAGGTCTTGCCGTCGTCGGCTTCCTCTTTTTCGTCCTCGGTGCTGGTGTCATCGCCGGACGTGTCATCGTCCGTGTCCGAGACGTCGTCTTCGGCCGAGGTATCGTCCTCGGTGCCTTCGGCCTTCTCGTCGTCTTCGATCTCTTCCGGCCGCTCGTCTTCCAGCCGGGAGCCCTTCTTGCCGCTAATCGCGGCGAGCACGCTCCGCGTGAGCGCGCTGCTACGCGTCAAGTTCGACATTCGTCGTCTCCAGTTGATGTTGGGGTTAGCCGGCTGTCCGGCTCAGTTCAGCTCCGAAGGCTTCGAGAACCTGCGAAGGGCGTGCAACCGCGTCGGCGAGGCCGGCATCAACCGCCTTTTGTCCACGGTAGACCCGCGCCTCAGTGGCGAGAGCGGATTGCTGTGTCAGCCGGCCGGCACGGTACCGCGCGACGGTGGCTGCGAATTCGACGCGGAGCTCTTCGAGCTCGGCGAGTTCCTGCTGAAGCACATCATCGGGGATGGCTTCGTAGGGATTGAAATCGGCCTTGTGCTCGCCGGCCTTCAGAATGGTGACCTTCAGGCCTTCCTTCGCGAGCCAGGCGCTCATGTCGACATGCATCGAGATGACGCCGATCGAGCCGCAGATGCCGGTCTGCGGAATGACCAGCTGCCGGCAGGGCGACGCCAGCAGATAACCGGCCGAGCAGGCATGATCGGTGAGGACCGCAATGGTGGGCTTCACCTGCGAAAGCTCGAAGATCTGCTCGGCGCAATCGAAGGCGCCGGTCACCTCGCCGCCGTAACTATCGACCTCGAACACAACGGCCTTGATGTCGTCGCGGTCGATGCAATCCTGAACCTGTGCGCTGATCCCCTCATAGCTGGTCATGCCGCAGGACTTGCCGATCCACTTGCCCTTGTTGACAAGGGAGCCCTCGATCTCGATGAGCGCAATGCCGGAAGCGACAAGATCCGGCCCAGGGTAGATGCGCTCTCCGTCCCAGTCGGTCGCATTGCGAAGCTTCTCACCGAGGAGCCCCATCTCTTCGCCGCCAACGACCTGCGCCGGAGCATCCGGGCTGCCGAGCACGCGCGGGCCGAAGGCTCGAGCAATGATGTCGCCCTTCGACGGATGCAGCATCAGCGGCGTGCCGAACATCCGGCTGGCGATTTCGGGATAGTTCCTCATGCCGTTTTCCTTCTGGAGATGCTCGGGATGCCGGCAGGATGCCGACGTGCCGAAGTCCGTCCGTTGACCTCCTCCTCGGTCTCGTCGCCCGGTTCGGCTGGCGGAGCGGCGCTCGCCTGCGATCTGGCTTCGGGCTTGCCGGGATCGGGATCGAGGCCGAGCCGCTCATAGAACGCCCGTTCCCGGGCGCGCTGCTGCGCGTCCATCTTCCAGTCCCGCCCCTGCTCGGCCGCTTCCTGCTGGAGCGTGGTCAGATTGCCGGCGAGCCGCTCGCTGGCGGCCTGCGCCTCGCGCAACGGGTCGATCCAGCCTCGGCCGGGACCGATCCAGTCCGCATGGCACCATGCAGCCGGGTTCTGTTCGAAGGGAACGGCCCCTGCCGGGAGCTCGATCAGGCCCTTGTCGAATACCTCCTCGAGCCATGCCCGATAGATCGGCGCCATGAACTGCGAGGCGAAGCCGCCCTTCTTGGCGGTGAAGCCGCGCCAGATCTCGAGGAGTGCGGCGCGCGCCGACGAATAGTTCACCTGGCTCCAGTCCATGGTGAGCTGCTCGTAGGTGACGCCGATCGCACTCGCCACCTTGCGGAGCGCGGCATTGACGAAGGCCTCGAAGTTCGCGTTCGGATGCTCCGGCTTGGTCAGTGTCGCCTTTTCGCCGGGCTGCAGCGTGTTGATGCGGACGCCGGGCAGATCGATGGGCGCGGCGCCGTAATAGGCTTTCTGCGCAGCCGACATTTCGCCGAAGAGCTTGGCAATGCCGTCATTGCCGTAATCCGCGCCCATCGCCTCGAGCATCTCTTCCGGATCGAAGGGCGTTTCGATGAAGGCGGCCATCACGGCGTTCAGCATTGCCGCCTGGCTTTCATAGTCCTCGTAATCGGTCGACTGCTTGATCGACCGCATGACCGGCGCCCAGTCCGAGACGCCGCGCGTCATGCCTGCCCGCTTCTGCTCGTAGGCGTGCACGACGATCGGGCGTCCCCATTCGGTCTCCCGCTCGACATACTCCCAGTGCCACAGGCCGGTATTCCCTGCGAAGAACTCGCCGGGATGCGACTTGCGGAAGTGGTAGCCGACCGGTGCGCCGTAACCGTCGATGGCGACGCCGTCGCGCAGGAATTCTTCGTCCATGCGGCCGTTCGGATTGGAGCACCGCGCCGGATCGACGACATGGATCGCCGTCTGGAACAGCGGCGCATTGTCCTGCCAGACAATGACACCGAAGGCCTCGCCCTCGGGACCGAACCGTTGACGAGCGGCAAGGCCGAGAACACCGGCCATCGTCTTCGTCCGCTCGGCGTCGCACCATTTGTCGACGTCCTGCGTGTAATCGCGCCACAGGGCCTCGATCTTGTCGGCGATCTCCTCCGCCTGCTCAAACGTCATGTTGAGCGAAACGTGGTTCGGCCGCGCCGCAAGCGTCCAGCCGGAGCCGATGATGTTGTCGACGAGGCGCGAGGTGCCGGCGGCGCCCCAGCCGTCATTGCGCGCAACGTCGTTCAGCCGGTCGACGAGCTCGGAGCGCGACCAGGTGAGCGCCGACTGGCCGGACCATGTGCCCGGCCGCCATTTGGCGAAGGACGGGTGATCGTAGGATGCACCCTGGTAGGCTGAAGACGCCATTAGCCGGTTTTTCGCGACCTGCACGCGCGCAGCCGCACGCACTGCCGGCGAAAGCGGCTTCGCATCGGGGCCGAGGATCGTGACTTCGCCGCTCATCCGAAGATCACTCCCCGGCTGCGCGCCCGGGCGAACCGGCGGAGACCGAGTTTAGCCTCGAGGTCGCGGACATACTGGCGCAACGCCCCGATGTTGGTCGCGGCATAGGTGACGCTCTCGCCGTTATAGCTAAGCGAGACCTCGGCGCGGCCGATCTCCATCTGGTGCAAGGCCTCACGTGCTTCGTCGAGCCGTGCCAGAAGCACGGCGCGTTCCTGTTCGGTCAGTGCCATATGGATCTTCCTAGCGGTTCCGCTGCGCTGCCCGGGCGGCACGCGCGAGTGCGGCGGCTACGAGCGGCGATTGCTGTTCTGCCGCGGCGGTCTGGGCTGCGGCAGGTTCGGTCTTGACGGCGATCTGGTTCAGACGATCCTCGAGATCACCCTGTTGCGGCGCTTCGAGCCGGCCGAGGCGATCCGCGATCGCGTCCCACTCCTCATCGGTCCAGTAAGGCACGCCCCAGCGATAGGCACCGGCCAGGCTCTGGTTGAGCATGTCGATGATTTCGTTGCGTTTGCCCTCGGAGAGCTTCCAGACATAGCGGGTGTGGCCGCTCCTGGTCTTCTCCGGTACCCGGCTTTCCGATGTCGCCTGCTGATAGAAATCGTCTCCGAAGCCGCGGGCGAAACGGATGTAGCCCGCCTGCTCCGGATCGTCCTTCTTGTAGTCGCGATAGAGCCGGATCTTGAAGGCAGAGGCGTTGAAGGTGAAGAAGCGGGAGGACCACTTCTGCTTCTTAGGCTTACCCTTCCGGTCGTACTCTTTCGTCTGCACGATCGGGGGCGCTGCCTCCGTATTGCCCCCGCGCACCATGATGACGCGCGACTTCGGATGCTTGCGAACCCAGTTCCAGACATCGTCCGTATAGGCATTGCCGTCGATGGCCACGCGATCGGCGGTGCGCTTGCGGCCGGCTTCGTCGAGCCATTCGCGCTGCAGCAGCTGGTCGAGGGCGGCGCGAACCTCCGTTTCGGAGATATGGCCGGAATGTTCCTTCGCATCCGCCAGGTGGCTGCCGGCGCGATGGTCTATGACGCCGTGATCTATGACGGCCCGGTACCGGTTCCTGCCGTAGCCGACCAGCAACCACTCGACGCGATCGCCCTGCACGTCCATGCCGAGGACAAGCGCGAGCGCCTCGGCCGGGATGACACCGCGCTGGAAGCCCTGATCCTCGGCGCGATCGCGCAGCACTTCCCAGTCGATCGCCTTGTTGTCCGCCTCGAAGGCGAGCCCGAGCCAGTCATTCCAGAACGTCTGCTCGGCGCCGGAGCCCTTGTCCCGGTTCTCCGGACCGCCGGCCTGAACCGTCAGCCACTCGCGCGCCAGGTTCTCCCAGCGCTCAAAGGGCGAATAGGCCATCCAGATGCGGAAGGACCGATGGCGGCGGCCACGCTCCGGATACTTGGCAACCCACTTCGCCCCGTTTTCCGGTTTCACCATCCATTCGCGGTGGTGCTCGTGGATCTCGCAACCGCAATGGATGCAAACGAAGTGCGCCTGCTCGGGATGCTCGGGATCGATGTGATCCCGCATGTTCTCCCAGCGCAGCTCCTGCAGCTCGTGGCAGTGCGGACACGGGACGTGGTAGGTTTCCTGCGTCCCTTCCTGATAGTTCGACGTGATCTTGCAGCCGGGCGACACCATCGGCGTCGAGATCTTGAAGATCTTGCCGTTGAAGAACGCCTTGCTGCGGCTGTCCGCCTGCACCTCCGGGTCGCCGGCCTCGTTCATCTGCCACTTGGCAAGATCGTCCTGGACCTGCTTTCGCGGCGAGATCATCGACAGGCCCGCCGGCGAGTTGGCACCGGCCGCCTGGATGGCGCCGCGCCCGTCGATGCGTTCTTTGTAGAGCACCGAGTTACTCGCATCGCGGCTGTTCTGCGAGAACAGCTTGGCGATCGCGGGCATCTCGCGCACCAACGGCATCAGCTTGGTCTTCGACCAGCGGGCGGCGTTCTCCTCCGTCGGGTGGACATAGAGGAAATCGCCGGGCGCCATGTCGAGCGAGCCGAGCGTGAAGATGTTGGCGCAGATGGTGCCGCCGATCTGCGCCGACTTCGCAAGGCTCACGATGTTGCACGGGTCTTCCGGCGACAGCGCCCGCAAGATCTCCGAGAAGAACGGTACCAGGTCTTCATTGTACGGACCGGGATGATCCGTGATGCGTTCGGAAAACACGATGTTTTCCTTCGCCCATTTGAGATAGTCGACCGCCGGCGGCGGCTCGCAGATCTCGGCGAGGACCTCATAGACCAGCCGCTCGGGATTATAGAGCATCGTCACGGCTGCTCGTCCTCAATGTGCTCCGGCAGCTCGTCTGCCGAGGTGCGAAAGCTGGCTGCCTTCTTGGCGCGAACATCGCGAAACACCTTCAGCAGCGCATGCGTCGCGTCATGCATCGGCACGCCGAACTGGGCCGCGAGCGCCTTCGCCATCTCCGGAATCCCCTGCTCCATGACCTTGAAGGCCTCGGAGACAGCGCGCACCGTCTGGCGCCGGGCGTCGTCGGTCCGCATGTAGCGGCCGACTTCAAGCGCCTCTTCGCGCTCGAGGCGTGCCGTCGTGATCTGCTGCTGCCTGAGGCGCTCGGCCGCGAGCTGATCGGCAACATCGTCGGTGAACGTCAGCCGCGGCGGCGGCGCCGATGCACCATCGGATGGAGCGAGCTGCAGGGCCGGTTGCCCAGCCGACGGTTTGAGAACGGCCGCACCGTTGGCCCCGAACCGCTGCGACGGCTCCAGCGTTTTCTGGAGCTGCTGCCGCGCGATCGCCGGCCGGATCTTCGCCGACCTGCCGTCGCCTTCGAGCGCATCGCCGTAAATCTTGCCCTCGGCGATGTATTGCGAAATGCGACCGGCGCTCACGCCGATATGCGCGGCGAAGGCGCCCTTTGTCATGGTTTCAGCGGACAGTGTCATTTTAGGTCCGACTTTAGCCGCGCTCTTTAGTTTAGGCTCTGACTTTAGGCTTCAAAAAACACTCAGACTGGACAACCTCCGCCGTGCCAAATACCCGCGGGCGGGCGGATGCCAGGAAGGACCCATGAACCGTCGGAGCGGCTATCGCGCCGTCCGAACCGCCCGCTGGAAGGCGACGGCGAAATGATCGTGGACGTTGGCGATCACGTAGCGCTCGACGACTTCGCGCAGGCGAAGGCGGATGCGATACGAGACCTGAGGCACAAACAGGATCACCGGATGAATGGCGTTCGTTGCCGGGTCGCGCTGGTAAACGCCTGGATAGAGGTGCGAAGGCTGCTTCGGCACGAAGAACCGGGCGTTCTTGTACTTCTTGTTCCGCTTGAGCGACGACGATGTGCGTGTACGAGTGGCACCAGCACCGCGATAGTCGATCTGCAAGTCGGCCATGACGCGGTTCAGAAATCCTTGCGTCATGTTGCCATAGCGATCGAGCGGCGCCCGCTTTGCTGGAACTGCCATCAGGTTTCGCTGCATTAAACCACGGTCGACGAGCTGCCGCTCGAAGGCCTTGTGTGTGCGCAGGCCTCCCTCGATCTGCGGCCCGAGGAATGCCGTGGCTGGCAAGCCGCCCTTGGTCCGGTCACCGGTCACGACAACCGCCGCCCTCAGGTTCTGCCGCGATGCGCGGTCATAGACAACGCCCCGCTTTGCATAAGGGGTAGGCCGATCAAAGACCCTGTCCATCTCTCGCTGGACTTCGAGGCGACCACCCTTGGCCGTCTCGTTCAGCGTGAGCATGATGGCATAGGGAAGCTGCTTGCGCTCGATGTCCGACAAGGAGCGATTGAACTGCCGGAGATCAACTTTGATCTGAGCGTCGATCATCAGAAGCGCCGGAAAAGCCTGCCCATAACCTTAAACGAGAAAGGCGACCTCTCGGCCGCCTGTCATCTGCTCATAGCTATCGCACTTGCCCTGAGTCGGCGCCTCGCATTCGAGGCAGTCAGGGTATGGGACCGGAGCGTTGTTCCCTGAGGCTTGGCGCCTGCTCTGCCCCCGCATCGAAGCAAGGGGATCGGAGGGTTACGGTATCCAGTTCGTCCGTTGGCAAATTGACTGTCACGACTTTTTGAGAAACGCAAGAGGCATGCTGTCGATGTCGAAAGGGCGCCCATGCACGTCGATCCGAACGCTGGCCTTGGCCTGGCGGCACCATTTCACCGCCGTCACGATGCACATGAAGCCGGCAAAAGGACCAAGCACAATGTCGGCGCGATCGCCTTCCTTAAAGGTCTTGTCCGTTGCGACGCGCGGCGCCTCGGCGTCCTCACAAATCCTTTTAAACATTGCAACATTCTCGTCTCTAACGATGTGATAGCCTGATGCTCCGCCGACGATATCGATAACGTTCCTGTGCCGTCGAAGGCCGTGGAAGGCCTCCGGCGAGGGAACGCATCTCACCAGCATGTAACTCGGGAAGTAGGGAACATCGCTCTCAAATATCCGTCCATGACGGACCCTGACGACACGTTCGCGCGGCATGAACGCTTCGACGTTGGCTTCTCTCAGAGAGTTTTCCACATCGAATTCGCGGCCCTTTTTCACGAGTAGGCAATACCAGCGAGCCGACTCGGGGTTCATTTCTGTCACTTTCATGGAGGCAGCCCTCAAGCTTCGTTCTGTGATTCGGCGCATCCGGTCCTCGAAACGATCATGGCTCTGCAGCGCGATCGGGCTTCCGGTCAGAGTTCTACGCTGCATGATCATCGCCCTTGCTCCTGTTTGCGAGATAGTCGGAAATCTGGACTCGGAAGCGTTCGACGGCCTCGGCGACGAGGAGGTCGAGATCGCCTTCGCCCGAGATCGGCGGGAAGTAGGCCCACTCCGGCAGCTTCCCTTCCGGGAAAGGCCAGCCGCGGCGCTGATGTTCGCGCCTCCAGGCATCGAGCAGCTCACCGTCACGGCGCACTGCGTGGAAGCCCTGCCCGGCTTCCTCCAGCGTGAGCGGGCAGATCCAGCCCTGCGCTGATCGTGCCCGCTCCTGCATGGTGTTCACCGTGGGCCAGCCGGCGCGCATGCGCTTTTCGGCCATCACGTCCGCCAGGGTCACCTGGCCGGCGTTGATCTGCATCTGCTCGAATTTGGTTGGCGGCGCGATGATGCCCGTCGGCGGTAGCAGCAGCTCCGCGATGCGGGTCGCCGACCACAGCTTGCCGAACGGCGCGGCCATCGCGTTCACGGGCTTGGCGGCCGCATCCTGCGCCGGCACATCCATCCAGAGCTTTTCGCCGAAATAGGTCGAGGGCGCAGGCACATGGGATTTCTTCTGCGCCTTTAGCAGCTGCAGCCAGCGTGGGAACCTCTCGGCAGCTTCCCGGCGCTCATCAGCCGACAATGCGAACCACGCCCGCTTCGCCGGCTCTTTCGGCATGCCTGCGAACCCGGGCCACTCCTTCACCAGCGCCCAGAACCCCTTCTCGATCGACTGCTCGGTCTCGGTCTGGCTTTCCTGCCCTTCCGCCTCGCGCGCACCCTCTCTCAGATCTGATGGTTCTATTGGTGGTTCTATTACGGTTCGGGTGTCACCGTGACACCCCTCGGCGTCGTCGGTGTCACCCGCCCCTGTCGCCGCTGTCACGGGTGTCACCGTGTCATGGGTGACACCATGACACCCGTCAGAGGCCGCTTTTGCAGCCTGCAGGCGACTGAGTGCACCCATATTGAAATCGTAACGGGTGCCCTCACCGGGCTTCCATCCGCCCTTTTTGCGGACGATCAGCAGACCTTCGTCGACGAACTCGGAAAGGATGCGCTGCACGGTTCGCTCGGAAAGCTCCGTCTCGCGCGCAAGGCGCCCAACGGTCGGCCAGATGCCCTTCCCGTCGTCATCGGCGAAGTCCGCCAGGCGCACGGCGAGCATCTTCCGGTTCGTCGAGCCGAGGTGCGCCTTGAACAGCTGTGACATGATGGCGATGCTCACGCTGCCACCTCCCTCTGTATTGCAAGATGGCTGCAGTTGGCCGCGACAAGCGCCTTAGCAACGGGCGGGCAAACGCTGTTGCCGACGCAGGAAACCTGCACCGACTTTGAGAACGGCACCCACAGAGGGCGGCCATCCGGCCCGGCCCTATTCGGATCATGGTAGCCGCCGATTCGGTAATCGGGCGGAAATCCCTGCGCGTTGAAGAGCTCCCGCGGCGTGAGCATCCGCATGCCTATATCGACGATGACGAAGGTCAACCCATCGACTTCGACGGTAACGAACTCCCGTTCATCCCAAAGACCATGCGCCCGCATGAAATCCGCGACCTGTCGAGCACGATCCGCCTGCGCTTCGGTAAAGGGCGGAACGGCGACGACGGCCTCGATATGGGCGTGCCTGGGCTTGACGGTCGCAGTGCGCATCGGCACGTCCTCGCGCGAGCCTTCGCCCGTGGCGTAATAGGATTGCAGGTAGGGCATGATCAATTGGCTCTTGCCCTGCCCGTTCGCCATTATCGTGCCCAAGGGCTTATCGATCGCATGCCCGGTCGACGTGCCGAACTGGCGGGCGATGTAGGCCGACACGACCTGCTGATGGCTACCAGACTGCGTTATCGTTGATGCCGCTTCGTCTGCACCCCGACCGGGATTGACGCCGCCTATGCGCCTGCTGTCGTTGTTGGCCTGCGCCATGAAGGCGCAGATGACCGAGTTTTGGTCTTTGTCGCTGGCGGTGATCGTATGCGCCTGTCCTTCAACCGACCGCACGGCCCCGCCCTGCTGTGCATAGGTCAACACCGGGGCGATAAGGCCATGTCGGTTAGCGCAAGGAATGACACGGAGCGCATCGTTGACGGATGCCGATCTATCTAAACCGCCCAAGCCCGGCCCGTAGTAGGCAGACAGGTGCGGCGCAACGAGCGCCTTTTCGCCCCGGTGCGCCGCAGTGATCGCGCGAGCGGGCTCCAGGATGTCTTCGAGCCGGCCGCCATGGGTGAGATTGACCAGGAACGGACGCTTAGACCGAATGACGAAGCGGTCCATGCCCCGAGCAATGCGGGCATGCGAATTGTCGGCAAGCGGGCGCTGCGCCCGGACGCCGTGCTTTTTCCAAATTTCCTCGGCGGTATCGAAAATGGAAGGGCACGGAATGCTCCAGTCGATGCAGTCCGCCACGATCGGCCAGGGATGTTTCCGTCCGGCAATGACGTCCGGATCGTCCGGAGAGCCGTGCGTCGGCTTCGGCCACACGATCTTCTTTCCGTCGAACCGCAGGATGACGAACAGCCGCTTGCGAATGGTTGGTGCGCCGAAGTCTCGGCCGCGCAGTTCCCGGCTCTCCATCTTGGCGCCGAGCCTCCGCAGTTTCCGGCACCATTTTTGATAGGTCTCGCCTTTGCGCTCCGGATCCGGCATCAGCCCGCGCGCGGTCTCGATCAGCGGCCCATAATCCTTGAACTCCTCGACATTCTCCATAATGACGACATCGACACGGCCGCCCGATTGCTGGATCCGCTCGATCCAGCCGGGAATGATCCAGCACAGATCGCGGATGTTGCGCTCAACCGGTTTGCCGCCCTTCGCCTTGGAGAAATGCTTACAATCGGGAGAGAACCAGGCGAGCCCGATATGCTTTCCCTTCAAGTGTTCAAGCGGGTCGACTCGATAGACGTTCTCGGAAAGATGAATCGTCTCCGGATGATTGGCGGCGTGCAGCGCCAAAGCCTCGGCATTATGGTTGATGGCGATATCTGGCGATCGGCCAAGCGCCATCTCGATGCCGGTCGAGGCGCCACCGCCGCCGGCAAAGCTGTCGACGATCAGCGGTGCACCGATATAAGCCGAGGCCATCAGCGCATCGGTGCTGGTCTCGCTGAAAAGATCAGTTCGAAACATACCTTGCCCCCTCCAGCGCGCCCCCGCGCGCAATGACCTGAATTCCGATGCGGGCGTATTCCCGCGTCATGCGAACTGTGTGCGGCGCGAGCCCGTCCTGGCCGCGCGTCGCCGAAAGCGCAGTGATCTCGGCAGCAAGGTAGGCAACGCCTTCGTGAAAACCGGCCGCGGAGAGAAGCCGGTGGATGGTCACCTGCTCGCGGATCAGCACCGACAGCGGAACTTCGAGCAGCCACCGCGCCCGCGCGGCATGATTCGGCGCGTCGTTAAGCTCTTCGACGATGGGGAGGAGCGAGGTCATTATGCGATTGACCTCGTGAACGTACGGCCTAGTCCGTTCCGTTCGGCTTTTTCGAGAGCGATCACCGCGCGGCGCCCCATACCGATCAGCGTCGTTCCGACGGACGGAGAATCGCCCGTGGTGCCGTCCGGCTTGATAAATCGGACCTTGCCGCCGATGAACAGGATGCGATCGGCGCAATCGGCCATCTCCTGCCACCACGGCGCCGATGTCCGGTCGGGGACAAGGGCGATCCCGTTTTCGTGCCGGCGAAACGCATTGAGCCACGGCACGAGCCCATTCCTTCCACCGAAGGGGGGATTCATCCAGACGACACCGTGCCAGAAAGGCGCGTATTTGAGCCCGTCGTCTTGCGCCGTGAGCCAGCACCTTGCCGGGACGTGCCACCGGGTCGACGGCGATGCGACATCGATATCGAACTCGCATTCCAGCGCGTCGAAGATGTACTTCGGCGTGTACCATTCGTCAGACTTGCCGGACGCTTCCCAATGGCTCATTCCGCTGCCTCCGTTTCCGGCGCAGCCTCAAAACCCCACGCCGTCCAGCCCGGACGTGGACTTCGGCAGAACATTTCGAGCCTCGGCATGGCCGGGTAGAGCCGCTCGATCTGCTCGGCGAAGAAATCCGGCTTGGCGCTATGCCGCCCCTTGCGCTCGCGATAAACCGTCTCCGGCTGCGAGCCGGGCAGCGGCGAAACCGGGTTGCCGCGCCTGCCGATCAACAGCAGCTCGTGCCGGTCGCGACCCCAATAGCCCGTCCCGGCAACTTCCTTGTCCCAGATCCAGTGGTGCACATAGGTGAAGCCCCAAGCGGCCATGACGCGAAAAGCATCGGGCAGCATCGGGTTCGTCGCCCAAAGGAATAGGACCGCATCAGCTTTCGCCGGCGCACCGATCTCTTCAAAAAGCGCGCAAATCTCTTCCGTCGGCATGGTCGGATAGTGGTTCTCGGCGCTCTTCTCGCGCCCCGTCACTTCAGAGCGCACGCCGAATTGCCACGGCGGATCGGCATAGATAACCGGAAATTTCTGGCTGACCTTGCCGGCCGTCGTCGAGCCTGCCTCGGCGACATGCGCCATATGCGTCAGCCGCACGGCGTGGCGTATCTCCTGCCGCTTCTGCCGGATTTCCTTGGCGCGCTGGATGATCTGCTTTTCCTCGAGCCGCAGCGCCTCTTCCTGCGCCTCGCGCTCCAGATGGCTAAGCGCCTCGCCGGCATGAACCGAGATCCGGCCATCACGGATAGCATCGGATAGTGCCTCGACGCCGTGATCGCGGACCCGCTTTGCCGCCTTCACAGCGCGCTCGGAGATCGAGAGCCGGCGTCCGGCCTCGCGGGCGTGCAAATTTGCATCCCCGGCGGTGTTCTGATTGATGCCGCGCTCCCAGTCGACGATCCGCGCCGCCACCATGGCGCGCTGGCTTTCGGTCAAGTGCCGACGATGCAGGTTGAGCGAGAGAACGAAACCGAGCGGGTCTTTGCCCTTATATTCCTTCGTCCAGGCATCGATGCCGATGAGATGACACGCCGCCTCGCGGTTCCGCCCGTCAAGGATCTTGCCGTCGAGCAGCCAGACCGGTTCCTGCTGCCCGTTCGCCTCGATATCATTTGCGAGGCGCCGCAGCTCGTCGTCGGGCAGCATGGGGAAAAGGGCAGCGAGCGGATGATGCGGCAGCCGCGCCAATGGCGGCAGGTCCGCCGTCGGCGAGGCCGGGACGTCAGGCTCCGGCGCAGGGAGGCGATCGACGCCCTCCTCGGGATGATCCCGAGAATCCGGCGCGCCAGGTCCGCACTCGCCTCCCTGCCTGATTTCCGGCGGCGTCACGCCGGCAAGCTCGCAAAGCTTCGCCGTCGGATACCAGACCGCTCCATCCTTCTTGTCGCGAGCGAGGAACTGACGGCTGTTCAGATTGCGGCAAACGGCAGTCTCGGACTCTTTCACTGCCCGATAGATGCCTTCCCGCAACACCGTTTCGACGATCTGCTGCGCTCTTGGCCCAAGCTTCGGAAGCTGCTCGCTCATGGCCGCCGCCCCTCCGCCTGCTCGATGATGTCGCAGACTTCGCGCTCGGTGATCTGCACATCGGCCGCAATCGAATGGGTGTCGCGCTGACCCGAGCGCCAGAACATCAACACGCGCTCAACGCGAGCCTGCCGCGCGAGCGAGGAGGTCATTGCCCGTCCTCCAGTCCGGCGAGCACTTCCTGCAGCGCGCGGATTGCCTCGCGCGTCTCCTGGGCGATCTTCTTCCGGTCGAGCGCGTCGACCTTGCCGTCGGCGATCGCCGCGACGATGGCGCGGGAAACGTCGTTGGCCTCATGCAGCACCTTGAGCGCCGCAGCCTCGGTCACCGGCTTGCCTTCGACGTGGCCGGCCAGCGGCGAGAGCCCGTAACCGAGCTGCCGCGCCGCTTCGCCGATGATAATCGGAGATCCGGCCCGCCTGTCCGCCTCGACGGCGATGTCGACGGGGATGACGTTCTCGCGGAATTCATCGCTGACCGAGGCGTATTTCGACAGCGTCGATACGCCGACCCTCGTCAGCAGCGCGAAAGAGGTGAGCCCGCCGCCGAGCTTGAAGCTCGCGTCGGTCGCACCCTTCAGGGAAATGACAGATTCATCAAAGCGCACGAAAACACCCCGGAAAAGCCGTGGAGATCAAGGAAAGAAAACCGCAAAAGGATTCAGTGAAGCGCGAATGCCCCGCGCATAGGGTCAGCCCACCAGATCACGGAGGGCCGCATGGGTAAGCAGATGGAAAAACAGAGACAGGGACGCGCCGAAGTCGGGCGCGTCCCTGCCAGGTGGCAAGGTCGCCAGTTGGGAGGAGGAGACCGGTGCCTTGCTGGGGGAACATCATTCGGCCGCCTCCACAGGATGCGGCAACTCTACCGGCAGTCCCCTCGCCGCACAGTTCGCGGCGTAGAGCTCCTCCGGTCGATAGGATGTGAGCGCGATGATCACCGGCCAGTGGCGATCCGGAATACCGGTCTTGCTCCACTTGTAGACGGCATCCCTCGAGATATCGCCGCCAGCCTTGCTGCTCGCCTGCGCGATAGTCTCTGGTCCGCCTGCGTCCTTGATGATCTGCTTGATCGTGATCGTGCTCATGCGTGAACTCATACTGGATTTTAAATCCAACTACAAGGCAGACGATTTCCAGACCGGAAATTATTTCCGAAAGTATGATGCGATCATGAGCTGGTGGAAGAGATTAGACGAGCGGCGCAAGGAGCTGGGCTGGAATAAAGCCGAGTTGGCGCGCCGCTCTGGCATCCCCTATGACAATATCAACAAGTATCTGCGAGGCGAAATCGAGCAGCCGCGCGGGGATGCCCTTGAGACCCTCGCTCGAACGATCAAGCGACCGCTGCTGTGGCTCAGAGACGGTATTGAGGTCGAAGGCGGCGAGCTGGTGCCCGCCCCGGGGCGCCTGGTGGCGGGGGCACTTGTCGGCAAAGCAGAAGCCGGCACGTTCAGAGAGGTCGATGCGTTCGACCAGGCCGAGCGCGAGGTGATCGCCGTTCCGCCGGATGAGCGCTTCCCTAATGCTCGAATTCTCGTTTTCGATGTTGCCGGCGATTCAATGAATGACCTCCGCCCCCGCCCGATCCTTGATGGCGACCGATTAATTTGCGTTGCATACGAGGACGTGGCCCATGAAGCCGTGCTGCGCGACGGCATGGTTGTTGTTGTCGAGAGAACGCGGGACGGCGGGCAGACGCGTGAATGGTCAGTGAAGCAGGTCGAAATCTATCAGGGGCGCACGGAATTCCATCCGCGCTCGACTAATCCCAAACACAAGCCAATCGTCGTCGAGAGGGACGTTTTCGCCGACGACGGCTCTCAGGTCGAAGTGGTCGGCCTTGTTCGTCGGGTCCAGAACGACCTCCCGTTTTAGGCCGCAAAGCTCTTCCGAAGATCGAACGTTTGACAAGCGATGCGAATTTCTCCGAGCAGCCAGCTCGGCGGCTCATTGCACATGAGCGCCTGATTGTCAGCACCAACGAAGTTCATAACGGGGTAAACGCCGAAACATTCTCCTGTGTCGACTGGCGCGAGGCGAGCGATACGAAAGCTGTAACCCGGAAACTGACGCCTCAAATAATCGGCGAAACGCTCTTTCGCCGCCCATAAATCGAGGCGTACCGCTGCCGGCGGCACGACGATGAACTCCGTGACGTCCTTACAGTCCATAGCTCCGCTCCTGGCTAATTCCGATAATCTGCCCAACAACCCCAGCGCAGACACAGTTAAAGCGGAGTGCACCGAGAAATCCGCTCTCCACCAGTTCGTCTACATCACAGGGCGCATCATCGACCGCAGGAACCTCGACCGTCCGGGACGACTCCCTCAGGCAGTTGTCGCAGCGGATGTGCAGCCTGAACACTCTCGGCAAATGACGTAGCGCAACGCTCATGTTTGTTCTCCTTTCGTTCGCATAATCCAGATGCGAGAGCTCGAGTCGAGTCGTTTCCGGTAATCTGGAAAATAAATCCAATCATCCATTGACGAGCGTTTGAACTGGATTTAATTTCCAGCTCGTCAACCTCATCAACCCGGAGACCAGCATGCAACCGAACGGCGGAATTCACACCAGAAACACGATCAACCGCATGGCCGAGGCGATGCGCTCGATCGGCGATGGCTGCACCAAGAATGAATTGCTCCTGAAGGGCTTCACCGAGCGTCAGATCGACACCTTCGGCCCGAAGGCCACCGAGCTCGCCACCGTCATGGCCCACGCGGCGTAGCGCCATGACGAAGAGGGCGCGTCGCCGTGGACCCCTGCCCCTGTGGTTCATGCGCGGCGCGCTCGCCGGCCTCGCCTTCACTCTCCCCCTTCACCTGATCCTGCTCTGGAGCCTCTGGCCATGACTGAGCATTTCATTGGGCATAACAAGGCGCGGCTCGAAGCCAGCCCCAATCGCTTCTTCCTCGCCTGTGCCATCCTCGCGCTCTCGATCGCGTTCCTCATGTCCGCGGCTCTGGCCGGCACCACGGCCTTCCGCAAGGAATGGCAGTTCGCATCGGACGCGCGCACATGATCCCCCAGCTCGTCACCCTCCCCATCGGCCACGATGCCGCGACGCGCCGCGACCGCGCCAGCGCCGTGCCGGTAGCCGCCCTTCGCGGGCACGATCTCACCGTCGCCGAGCGCTCGGCGCTGCTCGACTGTTACGCCACTCCGGACCGCACCTTCCTCGAAATCGCCTCGACGCACGGCGTCGACCGCGAGCGCCTGCAGGAACTCTGGTTCGATCTCTTCCTCGTCCCTTCCCGCCGCTGACCAAGGAAACCGAAATTGGCCAACCTTGTCCGAAATCCCGTTCCGCCCGCCGGCCTCTCCACCTCGACGGCGCTTCTGAAAGAGCCGGCCGTGCGCGCCGGCTATCTCTCCGGCATGACGATCCCTCGCCTGGCGCTGGCCTTCGGCGTCGCCGAGTATATCATGCAAGACTATGTCGCCGAGCGCCGCTGGGGCTGGAGCGCCGCAGAGCATCGCGGCATTCATGAAGATGGCCGCCGCACCATCGTCTTCACCAAAGCCTCGCGCGAGACTGGCGGCTATGACATCCGTCCGATCTCCGTCCCGCGCATCACCATGCACGTCAGGGCACTGGAGACCCGGGTATGATGGGCTCGTTTCAGCGCCGCGTGAAATGGTGGATGGATGCTTGCTTCGGACCGGAGATATCCGCCGATCGGCTGGAGCGCGGCGACCGGCTGCTTGAAGAGGTATTCGAACTTCTCCAATCCGGAGACTATCCCCGCGAGCGTATCGGGGCCTTGGAGGAATACACCTATTCAAGGCCGAAGGGCGAGCCGCATCAGGAAGTCGGCGGAGTAACTATTACCCTAGCTGCATACTGCCTCGCCCATGGCGTCGACATGCATCAGGCCCGCGAAGATGAACTTGCCCGCATCTGGACGAAGGTAGACGCGATCCGCGCCAAGCAAGCCGCGAAGCCGACCGGCTCCGCCTTGCCGATTGGTCCCGCCGCAAATGTGGAGGGCGTCACCCTATTTGTCGGCAAGTTCCCCACTCATAGGAGTGACGCATACATAGCTGCCGAGGCAGCGTTTGCCGACTACTTTGCACGGAACTATCCTGGCTCCGACACCGTCATCTTTGACCCGGCTTGGCACGCGCCGAAAATCTTTTACGCGGCTTTCCGCGCACTTGCCGCGGCAGGTACGGAGGACGGCCGGTGAGCGATTTTTTGGTCAAATCTTCAGCCGTTATCTCGGATTGCGGTACCTATCGATACCGGCTTGAACGCGAATGGGATGCGGCCACGAGCAAAGTTGCGTTCCTGATGCTCAACCCGTCGACCGCTGATCATACAGACGATGATCCGACTATCCGGCGCTGCATCGGGTTTGCCAAAGCCTGGGGTTTCGGTGGCGTCATCGTCGGCAACCTGTTCGCACTGCGGTCTACCTATCCGAAGGTTCTTTACTCGCATCCAGATCCGGTCGGGCCAGACAATGACGCGCACCTGGTCGACATCTGCCAGAGCGGCATTCGCATCATCTGCGCTTGGGGGACACATGGGGCGCTGCATGGCCGGGATCGCGCCGTATACGAGCGGCTCGGATTATTCGATCTGCGCGCCCTGAAGGTGACGTCGAAGGGGCATCCCAGCCATCCTCTTTATATCGCCGGCAACACCGTTCCGCAGGCCTTCTACATGGAGCGAGCCGATGCCTAAGCTCCTGCCCTTCCGCATCCATTTCGAAGATCCGGAGGTCGCCCCGCTCGATCTCGAAGCGAACGACGCCGAAGCCGCGCGCGAGCTCGCCGCCAGCCACCGCGGCGTTCCCACCGGCGCCATCCGCAAGGTCAAGATCATCAGGGAGAAAGTCGATGGCTGATGTCACGGGACCAATCTCGACCAAGCCATCCCGCCTCCAACTCTCCCGCCGCAAGGGCTTCGACCTGCAGGCGCTCTCCACATCGATCAATGGCCGAGAGGCCGTTCACGTCGCCCGGCCAGGCCCATGGGGTAATCCCTTTGTCGTCGGCAAGCACGGCGACGCCGCCTATTGTGTCGATCTCTACAAGGCGCTGCTTGCCGGGCTGCTACGCGTCGAAGCCGATCCCGATACCGCGGCGCTGGAGCGCACGCGCCGCTTTGTTGCCGAGAATGTCGACGAGCTACGCGGCAAAAATCTGGCTTGCTGGTGCAAGCCTGGCGCCCCGTGTCACGCGAACGTGCTGCTCGGAGTAGCCAATCGCGACAGGACCGGCCGATGAACGCAGGCCCGTCTCCCGATCAGATCCGGCTCGACAAGATCCGCGCCCGCCATGGCGAGGCTAGCCGCGACTGGACCGTGGACGTCAAGACACGCGGCCAGCGCCAGCTATTTGCGCGCCTTCTGCCAACCGCTCCACTGTCGCCCGTCGTCACGACCACCGAGGAATGCGGTTGGCAGGACGAGGAATTTCTCCTCCACGCCCACGCCGACATAGAATTCCTGCTGCGGATCTATAGCCGTCTCCTCGAGCGGCTGGCGGAGAAGGCGCGCGCGCTCGCCTGCTATGAAGAGAGGCTGGAGAAGAATTATGCGGCCGAGTGCGCCATCAAATGCAGCGAACCGGCATTCAAGAAATTCCTCGAGGAGTGCCACGGCCTTGAGCGCCCCCTGACAAACGAGCGCGCCGCCACGAAAGTCCGCTCGATCCTTGGGCTAAGCTCGCGCCGGCAATTGAATGAAGATCCATCAGCCGCAGAGCGCTGGTGCGAGCTGCGCGGCCACTTCGATGCCTGGAGGCGCCGAGGATGAGCAGCAGGCGCGACCGCATCAGAGCGAAGATCATGGCGCGGGTTTGGATTGACCCCGTAACCGGTTGCTATGTCTGGACTGGTCCCGACTCCGGAAAGAATGGCCGAGGCAAGGGCTATCCCCGCATGTCTCTCGACGGCCAGACCGTCGCCGTCCACATCGCCATGTGGACCAACGAGCACGGCTATATCCCCGGCAAGAAAGAACTCGACCACGCCTGCCGCAATCGCCTTTGCGTACGGCCGGACAAGGATCACGTCGAGATGGTGACCCGCAAGGAAAACGCGAAACGGAGGGAACAGGCGAAGCGCGGAATGATCGGACACAACGGGGGTCCCGAGTTCGAGTGCGAAGAAATTCAGGCGAGCAGCTGATGAAGGCGAACGCTTCTAACCCCCGCGGCGAAATTTCTCTCGAACGCATCGAGAAGATGCTGCTGGTTTGCGCCGAACTCGTCGACCGGCGCGGACCGATCGCGCAACCTCTGCTCGATCGGCTAGAGCGCGAGTATCTCGCCGCCAAGGAACGCGGCACAGCCGTGGACCGTATCCGAAAGCTGATCGCCGCTGACTGA